GGTGGTACATACACTGACGATGCTGCTGTTGGACATGAGGTTGTAGAAGTTGTTGACGCAAACACATTTAGAATTGTTCAAGGAACTGCTGCTCCTACTCCAGCATCTGGAGATACATCTGCTGCTTTCACTTCTTCAGATTGGAACGCAACTACAATTGGATCAACTGGTTTAACATATAAAGAAGTAGGTCCTAGACCTGGCACTTCTGCATTTGCATCTGAGCGTTACGTTTCATATGACGAAGTTCATGTTGCAGTAGTTGATACTTCAACAAATACTATTGTTGAGAGATCTACTTATCTTTCTAAGATATCTGATGCTAAATCTCCAGAAGGTTCTTCAATCTACTGGAAGAATTATATCAATGAATTTTCAAACTATATCTACGCTAGTGCATTAACATCTGCTGAGTTTACTACTCTTGGTTCTGATCCTGGTGCTGCTGTTGCATCTTATGGTGCTACTGCTGCTGCTCCTATTACTTTATCAAGAATTCTTAAGACTGCTGGTGGAGCATTATCAGGTGGTACTGATGATTACGCATACACTACAGGAGAAATTGCTGCTTCATACGCATTGTTTAATGATACAGAAGAAACATCAATTGACTTCGTTCTTATGGGCGGATCAATGGGATCTGAGGCAGATACTTTAGTAAAAGCGGGTGCTGTTGCACAAGTTGCTAATACAAGAAAAGATTGCATCGCATTTATTTCACCATGGAACGGTAATCAAATTGCTAGTTCTGGTAACGTTGCATTATCTCCTGCACAACAACTAGAAAATACTATTAACTTCTTCTCTAGTATTGGTTCTAGTTCTTATGTTGTTAAGGATAGCGGAATCAAATACACATACGACAGATTTAATGACAAGTATTGTTACATCGGTTGCAATGGTGACATCGCTGGTCTATGTGTTTCAACATCTCAAATAGGAGATGACTGGATATCTCCAGCAGGAACATCCAGAGGTGGATTACAGAATGTAGTTAAACTAGCATTCAATCCTAATAAGGCAGCAAGAGATGATCTTTACACCGCAGCAATTAACCCTGTTGTATCATTTCCTGGTGCAGGTCCTGTGTTATTTGGAGACAAGACTGCTCTTGCTTCTCCATCTGCATTTGACCGTATCAATGTTAGACGTCTCTTCCTTAATATTGAGAAGAGAGCAAGACAACTTGCAGAAGGTGTATTGTTTGAACAGAACGATACTATCACTCGTTCTAGTTTCAATGCTGCACTCAGCGGATATTTAAGTGAAATCCAAGCACGCAGAGGAGTCACAGACTACCTTGTTGTTTGTGATGACTCAAATAATACTCCTGAGATTATAGATAGAAATGAGTTTGTCGCAGAAATATTTGTGAAACCAACTCGTTCTATCAACTATGTAACTGTGACTGTTACAGCAACGAAGACAGGCGTATCATTCGCTGAAGTCGTTGGTAGATAATTAAACAAGAGGTAAAAACAAATGGCAACTAACAACGTATCTTCGTTCCTTCAAGTTATTGGTCAAGGCGTCAAGCCTAATATGTTCACAGTGGACATCCAATTCCCTGCTGGTTTCAGTGATGCAACAATCAATGATTTAGCAGGAGGAGACCTAGCATCTGATGGTGCTGGTGCTCTTATTGGAAAAGAATTAACTTCAATTCTTTGTAAGTCCGCAGCATTACCAGGATCTAACTTAGGTGTAATCGAAGTTCCTTTCAGAGGTAGAACAGTTAAAATCGCTGGTGACAGAACCTTCGATACATGGACTGCTACATTCTTTAATGATAAGAACTTTAAAATCCGTGCTTTATTTGAGTCATGGGCAAATGAGATTAACACACACGCTGGCAACACTGCTGAAAGATTTCTTCCAGACGGTAGTGGTGATGGTTATATGGCAAATCTCTTTGTTACTCAATTAGAAAAAGATGATACAGTTGGTGGTTCTGCAATCAGAACATATCAATTACATCATTGCTTCCCAACTAACGTTTCTCAAATTGACCTTGCTTATGATAGCAATGATCAGATTGAAGAATTTAGTGTTGAATGGCAGTATTCATACTTCACTGCAGAGAAAGCACTAGGCGGAGCACAAGCACCAGCATCAACTAGATCTGACGTAGCAACTGGAAAAGTCATATAATTAACTCTGCTAAATATAAGTAAGAGAACTATTATGACTAGGTAGATGAGTCAATTATTTGGATTCCAAATACAACGTAAGGAGGGAAAGAAGGGTCAGTCCCCTGTCCCTCCTAATGCTGAGGAGTCGATTGCTGTAGCAGCAGGAGGCTACTATGGAACGTATGTGGACACGGATAATCAAGCTCGTAATGAGTATGAGATGATCCGTCGTTATCGTGACATGGCACTACACCCTGAGGTGGATAGTGCAGTAGATGAGGTAGTAAACGAGTTTGTTGTGAGTGATGCTCACGACACTCCCGTTGAAGTAAATTTAGATAACCTTGATGCTGGAATGGGCATCAAGAAAAAAATAAGAGATGAGTTTGAATATCTCAAAAGACTTTTAAACTTTGACAATCGAGCACATGAGATTGTCAGATCTTGGTATATTGACGGAAGATTATATTATCATAAAGTTATAGACCTAGAGAATCCTAAGAAAGGTATTACGGAACTTCGTTATATTGATCCTATGAAGATCAAGAAGGTTCGACAAAAAATTGATCAAACACCAAAAGATTCTCTAGCACGTCAAGCAATAAAAGGTACAGCATTAGAGTTTGAATACGGAACATTTGTAGATTATTACCTTTATAATCCAAAAGGTTTTTATAAAGGTGGTGTTTTAGGACCTGTTGGTGATATGTCATTGTCACAAGGTGTCAAGATGGCAATAGATTCTATTACATTCTGCCCTTCTGGACTACAAGATTTAAACAAGAGAATGACTCTTGGTTTCCTACACAAGGCAATCAAGTCTCTCAATCAATTAAGAATGATCGAGGACTCTCTAGTTATATACAGACTTTCTCGTGCACCTGAGCGTAGAATATTCTACATTGACGTAGGTAACTTACCTAAGGTAAAAGCGGAGCAGTATCTCCGTGACGTCATGTCTCGTTATAGAAACAAGTTAGTATATGATGCTAACACTGGAGAGATGAGAGATGACAAAAAGCATATGAGTATGCTCGAAGACTTCTGGTTACCACGTAGAGAAGGTGGCAGAGGAACAGAGATTACTACATTGCCAGGTGGTCAGAACCTAGGTGAACTCAAGGATGTTGAGTATTTTAAAAAGAAATTATACAACAGTTTGAACTTACCTCCATCTCGTCTTACAGATGACAACAAAGGATTTAATCTTGGTAAGACAACAGAGGTTCTCCGTGACGAACTTAAGTTTACTAAGTTCATTGGTCGTCTCCGCAAAAGATTTAGTGAGATGTTCCAAGACATGCTTAAGACTCAACTCATTCTAAAAGGAGTTATCGCTCCAGAAGATTGGGAAGATATGAAAGAGCATATACAGTATGACTTCTTATTCGACAATCACTTCAATGAATTAAAGAACATTGAGATGTTTAACCAACGCATAGCAACTGTCACACAGATGGATCCTTTCGTTGGCAAATACTTCTCCGTGGCACATGTTCGTAAGGAAGTTCTTGGTCAAACTAATCGAGATATGAGAGAGTTAGATAAGGAGATGCAGCAAGAGATTGATGCTGGTATAGTTATGTCGCCACAAGATGTCAATACATTTGACACTATGGATCGTCAGAACACAGCATTTGCTCCAGAAATTCAAGCACAACAAGCTGATGATGCTGTAGAAAGAGAGATAGATAAGGAAAAACGTAGACCTAAACCACCAGTTTCCGCATCTCAACCAACAAATAATAATAAATAATAATTGCTACAAGAATATTATGACTGAAAATCCAGATGTTAACAAAGAACTTGGTGCTGTAGATATTGTCGATAAGATTGACAATAACCAACGAGCATCTGCAATTGATGCAATCCATGATATGTTATTTGGCAAAGCTTCTCAAGCAATGGCAGATTACAAGAAAGTGGTTGCAAATACATTCTTTGATGAACCAACCGAGACAGAGATACCAAACAATGAAACTGATAACGGAAACGATTGAAGACGTTAAACTCATAACTGAAGAGAAAAACGGAAAGAAACTTCTTTATATTGAAGGAGTGTTCTTACAATCTGAGTTAAAAAATCGCAATGGTCGTATGTACCCCTTTTCTGTTCTTGACCGTGAGGTTAAGAGATACAATGAGGAGTATGTAAAATCAAAACGTGCTCTCGGTGAACTTGGACATCCCGATGGTCCTACTATCAATCTTGATAGAGTATCTCATAGAATTACTTCACTCAAAGCAGAGGGAAATAATTTCATTGGTAAGGCACAGATCCTAGATACACCAATGGGTAACATCGCTAAGAACTTACTTGGCGAAGGTGTTCAATTAGGTGTTTCCTCTCGTGGTATGGGAAGCATCGACAAGACAGAAAGTTGCAATGTTGTGCGTGATGACTTCATGCTCACCACTGCTGCAGACATAGTAGCAGACCCCTCCGCACCTGATGCTTTCGTTAATGGAATCATGGAAGGTAAAGAATGGGTTTGGTGTAATGGTATACTAAAGGAAACTGAAGTTGCTAAATATAAAAAGATAATGAGTGACGCAAGTCGCCGTGATGTAGAGGCAAAAACGCTCCAAGTTTTTGAGCATTTCCTCTCAAATCTTTGATTCTATAAATAATTCATATCACTATACGGAAAATTATTAAGGTAAACTCTAATGTCAGATAAACTTAACGAAAAATTTGAAGAGTTTGCTACCGAGCAAAAAGTGACTATCGTGGAAGGCGACCCTATGCCGACTGTTTCCGCAAACGTCATACCAGGCACAGGTAGCGAACCATCTCAAGTTTCTGATGCACAGACATCAAATGGTACAGGAAAAGATCCCGCACCTACAGTTGATGCTGGTAAATCATATGGACAATCTGCTCCTGCAGATTTAGGTGGTACATCCACAACTCCTAATGAGCATGATGATGATGGAGAAGACAATCCAGGTGCTAAGGCAGCCGCTCCTGTAGGAGACAAGGCAGCACAAAGCGATGGATCTGCTCAAACATCTAACATTAGTGATGCTGGTGATATGGGTAAACAACCTACAGTTGGTGCTGATGCAGCATACGGAACTGGAACAGGTTCTCAGGTTACATATCCAATCAAACCATCATACGAAGACCTTGATGTCTCCGATGATGTCAACGCCCTACTAGAGGGAACAGAACTCTCAAAAGAGTTTGCCGAGAAAGCAAAGACTATCTTTGAAGCAGCAATCAAGGCAAAACTTTCTGAAGAGTACGACAAGCTTGTAGAACACTTTGCTACAGAACTCGAAAAGCAAGTAGATACTGCTAAGGCAGAGCTTTCCGAGGAAGTAGATGGCACAGTGAACTACGCCATAGGTCAATGGATGGAGCAAAATCAAGTTGCTGTTGACCGTGGAATAAGAAATGAGATCACCGAAGACTTCATTGCGGGTCTTAAGGGT